GAACCTTTTTTTTAGGACAAGCAACAGGTATTAACTCAGGCCTAAACGCTTTTAGTTTTATTAATGGTGGCAGTTACCAAGAGTCTGCGACAAGTTTTGACGGCTTTCAAATCGTAGCCGCCAGCAACCTCACGACAAGCGTTCGTGTATATGGATATAGGCAGGTCTAAATGAAAATTACAGAACACAACTCAGCAACGGGCGAAACCATTGACCGTGATATGACACCCGAAGAACTGGCTCAACATGAGTTAGACCTTAAAAACTATAAGCCGATATATGCAGAGGTAACAGATGAAACGCCTACTGCTGATTAGCGCCACCCTCATAGCCCTCACAGGCTGCGCAGACCGTTTCCGCTACCCATGCCAAGACCCAGCCAACACCAACAAACAAGAATGCCAATGCAACCAAGAGCCACGCACTAAAAACAAGGCTTTAGGCGCTGTTGAATCGGCAATGACCACCACCACACTTAAAGAAATCGTAGGCTTTGACTGCTAATGAAACTCAGACCACGCCTCACAAACGAAGAAATAAAAGCACGCCTAGTACTTGCAGTAGGCATCGGCCTAACCGTTGTCTTTGTTATGTCAATCGGCTTCATGCTCTTCGGACTTCAATTCGTAACCCAGCCACGCACAATGTCCGAAGCAGACCAAGAGGCTTATTCTGTGTTGTCACCACTGCTCATGTCCCTCTCAGGTGGCTTGCTAGGAATGCTTGCCGCCAACGGACTAAAAGACAAGGAACCACCAAAGCCATGAAAACCACCGTTTACACAGTCGGCGCAACCACGCCAGTGCTAATCCACAGCACCAGTTTTGGCAGCCAAACAATCTATGTGCAAAGCACCACACAAGACATTCACCTAGGTGGCTCTAATGTCTCCAGCGCTCAAGGTCTCGATGTCCCCAAATTGGGTTTCACAGAGGTATTCCTAGACGAGCAAGAAACCCTTTACGCCTTAGCCGCTACCGGAACGGCGACAGTTAAAGTGCTGTCCCCATCAAACTCATAATGGCTGTCAGACCGTACAGGTACTACCCAGCATGGGATGGCAAAACCACCCAGCCAATCACAGCCAAGTGCCTAGACCTATGCACAAAGCGCTGGAAAGTTACCAACCTTGGCACCTATGTCAATCGCCCTATGCGAGACAAGCCAAACCTGAGCACTCACGCCACTGGCTACGCCATGGACATTGGCCATAGTGACATCAAAGTGCTTGAAGCCATTTGGACATTCTTTGTGACTAACTCCCTAGCCCTAAAAGTTCAGGAAGTGCATTTCTACAAGATGCCCGGCACGAAGTATGGTGCTGGCTATCGCTGCTCTCGTGGTGAGTCGCTTGCAGGGGTCGTCAAGTATAAAACCAAAGAGGAAAGTGCTGGCACAGGCGGCCTTTGGATACATTTGGAATTGGAAAAACAAGATATCGAGCATTTTGAGGCTGAGTTCAGAAGGTTAAAGCCAGCCTGACAAGGACTCCCAGCCACTGTTTGAGCGGTGCTGGGGCTAGGTGGTGGAGAGTAGTTTGTTTCCATTGGCGAAATCCACCACCGACTTCTCAAAATGTGTATAGTGATTCATAGCCACTCAAAGGGCTCTTAACCAAAGGAAACAAAATGTCACGCATGAAAGACCACCTCTTAGAGGAACTGCCACTATTTCGGGCCACAGACCCAGATACATCACGCCAAATAAAGCCCATCAGGATTAACAGCCACCGTGGCATCCTTCTCGCTATTTACGCCGGCAATATCAGCGGCCTAACAGATGAAGAAGCAGCCAATATTGCCGTTTCACGAGGCCATGTCATTAACGGTTATTGGAAGCGTTGTGCCGACTTGCGTACCCAAGGGCTCATACACGACTTAGGAGTCCGTAAGACCCTCTCAACGGGCTCTCAAGGCATGGTATGTGCCATCACACGCTTCGGCCTTGACATTGCGACAGGTTGCTATGACTGACACACAGTTCATATACAGTTTCATTATGGGATGGGTCTCTTGCTGGCTCTGGCTAAAAATGATGGCCAACAGACCATGATACCGACATGGGGCTATGTGGCCCTAAGGTCTAAAGATAAGAAAACCATGGTGCAAGTCTTCACAGACTTGTCCACAGGCCTGATTGTTTATACCCAAGTCTGCCAAAGGGCAGAGTCTTGGCATTCATGGGGGCCGCCAACAGAAGTATCGAGATTTGATTAAGAAACTTATGGCACTATCGCTAATCCTCGCTTTATCCACCCCAGCACAAGCCCTAGCGGCTTCTGATGCCCACGCCAAATACCACGGCGTTTTACCTGATAAATATTATGACGGGCTTGCCATGTGTGAAACCGGCGGCGTGTGGACACACAGCACCAAGTCATACACAGGTGGCCTTGGCATTCATCGCCAAACTTGGCGCACATGGTCAGACTTTCCAAGCGCAAAAGGGCGTAGCCCCATCGAGCAAGTAAAAGTCGCTGACGCCATCGCATTCAAGTCCCATATAAACCCAGACGGCCGCAAAGTATGGCGTGTTGGGCCTTGGGGCTGGGGCTGTCTTAAAGGGCAAAAGCACTTACAAAGTTTCATCTGCCAATCCCGTCACAAGGATGTGCAAAGATGGAAACGCAACTGCTAAACAAAGGAAACCAATGGAAACTTCAACCGGCGAACTCATCGCCAAACTAACCAACCTAAGTCATAATCTGGCGCTGGAACTTCGCTTCAAAGAGTCAAGCCTTGTGCTAGAAGCCGTAGGCGCTCTTCATGCTTTGCCCAACATTGCTGAAACCATCAGAGATTCATGGCACCCATCGCTTAACACCAGTGGCCCTTCTAAAGGGTTGTCATACCTTTCGAGCGTTAAGTTGGCTGATGATGAGTCTTGAGTACACCCACAACGATGATGTTGCAGACATGATTCACGCCAAAGAGCAAGAAATCAAAATGCTTAAAGACGCTTTGCAACGCATTGAGGCAGAATTAAACCGCATAACAAATGAGTACGCCCGTGGCCAGTTTTAATCTTGACGACTATGAGCCAGTGGCCAGCAGAATAGGCAAATTCTATGCTGCACACCCTGACGGCCGCATCATTACCGACCTAGTGCATTACTTGTCTGACATTGCCGTGTTTAAGGCAGAGATTTGGATTGGTGATGTTCTTGTCTCTACAGGGTGGGAAGAAGAGGTGCGTAACTCATCGCACATAAATAAAAGTTCGCATCTGGCCAATGCGGAAACAGGTGCGGTTGGCCGAGGTTTGGCTAATTACAACCTTGCTGGCACTGACCCATCAAAACGCCCAAGCCGTGAAGAGATGGGCAAAGTCCAAAGAATGAGTCCATCAGGTGATGGCACGATTACCGAGAACAGCAACCTTGCGACTGAGAAGCAGCAGAACATGATTCGTGCCGTCTGTAAATCCAGAGGTCTTGTGCCGCCACATAATCTTCAGTCCTTCAGTCGCCGTGAGGCTTCGGCTTACATTGACACTTTGAAGAATGGTGAACAGCCAGCGCCAACCTATGACTCGCCAGAGGAACCGTTTTAAGTGTTAGACCTTTTCAGCCTCATCATTATGCTCAGTGCTGTGTTCATGTGTGGTTTCATGCTTGGTAAAGACAAACGATGATTGACATAAGCGAAGCATCGTTCCTGCAACAGGTAAAGGCTTTGGCTTACATTCATCATTGGACAGTGCATCACTCTCAGCCGTCAATGACCAAGACGGGCAGATACATAACTACTGGCAGTCCGGGCTTCTTCGATTTGGTACTTGCACATGAACAGCGTGGACTTATATTTGCCGAACTAAAGACACGCACCGGGAAGGCCAGTGATGCCCAACTGACTTGGATGCGCATAGTCCACCCTCATGCTGAGGTGTATCTATGGCGGCCTGAGGATTTGCCACTGATAGAACAGCGCTTAGCCTCATGCTGATACTGGCGTGGTATGCCCTGCTAATCTCCATCGGCATTGCCATCCTTCAGGGTGTCCGCAAAGACTGACAGTCCTTTACAACTGAATACGACCAAGGGCCACATAGGGGATTGCACTCTGTTGGTATGCACACTACGGAAGTAGGGTCGAGCAGTGCGCCCCATTACCTGTGATGACTTACTTGAATGGCCGTGGGTGTCAGTCACTGTGCAGCGTTCCCTAACGACATAACAAGGCGATTGGTGTTCCACCCTAAACAGTCCGGCAGCCAACAGCACACCGCTGTGAAATGTGGGGGGCACAAACACTTGAGACTGGAACACGCCCGAAAGCAACCGCAGCGAAGCAAGGGCGCTAGTAACATCAGGCTCATGACATCCCCATACAACGACCCCATCTACAAAGCCAACCGCAAACAAATCCTTAGTGACGGCAAAGCAACCATCTGTGCCCTATGCGGCAAGGCAGGAGCCAACACCGCTGACCATATCGTGCCGCTAATGTTCGGTGGTGACAACAGCATTGAGAACTTACAGCCTGCACATCAGTCTTGTAACTCCAGAAAAGGTGCATCACAACAGGCTAAGAAAGCAGCCGCACAAAACCTAAAGCGTTCACAGACCGACACGCCACCGATTACGCAAGAACCACAAAAAAACACCGAAAAGGACTTTTTTCCTACTAAACGACAAAC